TAAATTTACTAGCTTTAAATAAAAAGTATGTTTTTATAAAACATATCAAAAAAAATTATTCAATCAATAAAATCTCCTTTAAATACTCCTTAACCTCATCACTCCTCCCACCAAGACTCCACTGTTTAATCTGACTCAAATCATATCTACTCTTGTAATCATAAATCGTAAAAATTAATTTCTTATCGTTATTTATAACAAAAGCCCACTCAACTCTGATCTTATTGTCCGCAGACTCCCATTCTCCCATTGAAGTACGATCATGGGGCTGACCAAGCACCTCAACCAACTCGTCATAAGTAGCGTGGACTGTGCCAATACGGCTTATTCCATAAGTCTCTTTTAGTTTTGCTAATCTACAATTCAAATTTTCTTTTAAGTTCTTCATAATTTTTCATAATTGAATGGATAGTCATCAAGCCTAAACCTGATAATTTAGATACCCGTCGAGTATCAAACATATTTGTTGATCCTGATAATCTAACCCTTTCATAAGCATCAAATTTTTCTTTTGTTATTGTATCCATAATATTAAACATATTTTATATTGTGTTGGATGTTAACGTAGTAAAAACCATATGGCAAGTCGTTTATTATTACCTATATTACACGTATTTTTATAACCTTTTCACCAAAGCCACAACTTCATTCAAAAGATTAATTAATTTCTCTTTATCACTTGTCTCCACTTTAACCATTTGTACAAGACTGCGAATAAAATTAATATCCATATTTTTACCCGGGCAAGCTGTGCTAGAATAATCTCTATGAAATACTATATTGTTTTTTTCAATACTATATTTCTGAACTAATTTTTTAAGTAAATCACGCAAAGCGAATATCTGTGTCGATGCTGGCTTTTCAATATCAAAATTTCCATCTAAACAAATATGAATGCATTGACCATTATTCATATCTTTCTGATAACAAGCCACTGTCCTCTCTCCGTCCTTACGAGCTTGTCTAATACGACCATTCTTGGCAATCTCATAATTGTAACCAAGATAAAACCCCAAAGAGCCAATAAACTGCCATCGTCCTTTGTGAATTCTATTGTTTGCCTCAAACTGATCTGCATTTTTACTATGTGATACAGAGCTATGATGTATCATTATATATTTTGGTTTCATAAAATTAATGTTTGATAATTAAATAAATAATATTGGCGATATTGCCAACGCCAAGTAACCCTAAAAACCATTTAAGATTTTTAATTGTTGTTGAAACTTCAATTCTGAATTGAGTATTTTTCTTTACATTGCCATTAGTCTCATCTAACCTCTTTATAATTCCTTTATGTCCATTCAGATTATCATTTTTCAGATCCTTGATTTTATCAAGTATTAAATCCAATTTATCCATGCCACTAATTATTTAAATACTTTTTATAAAACCCTCTTAAAACAAAAACTCCCACACCAATCAAAAGCAAAACTGCACCTTGCCAGACATTACTTTGAATAACTGCAACTCCAGTGCTAACAAATATTGTTGCTACTGATAATAATAATTCTTTTGTGTAATTCATACGTTTATATAATTAAAAATAATTCCAATTAACTTCTTTTAAATTAATCTCATTTATATTATTTATTCTGCCTTTGAGTCTCACACAACCAACAAGCCTCACTCCTGAATCCTGATCATTCATTGCTTTTATTGTTTTACTGTATGACAAATACCAAATATCACTGCCTAAATTCTCCACTGACTGCAACATCATCTCTTGTAAATTTTCATTATCATCAACTGGTTCTAGGCTTACAAATCCATAGGCATCAACTCTAATAATCTGAGCATTTGTACTATATGTATTTTGTAAACTTTCTGTGAATGTCAAAATACTACTTGAAATATTCTCTATCTCCCTAATCTCCATCTTCTCATCCTCATAAATAATAACCTTATCTCCAATTTCAAAATCACTTACATCAACTAGCTCAACGTCAGATTGATTAGCATTAGCAATATTCAACAAATTAATTTTTATTATTGCTTCTTGTTTAAAATATCCATTTACTGTGATAGTTGGATTTAATATTTTTATTTCTTTAGTAAAATACCAACCGTATTTTGCATAAGCTCCAACATTTGTATGAAATCCAGTCGCATAACTAGGATTACTTGATCCGTCTTTTTTTCCAGCTTCAATTCTAATTCTTCCCTTTCCTCCATTGCCACCATTCCCCCATGTAGCACCACTTGTAGTTTTTCCCACTCCACCAATCCCTCCATTGGCATGTACTAAGTTTGTGCCAAGTAATGCTTTATTTAGAACTTGAATATAGATAGTGCCACCAGCACCACCTCCTCCGCCTCCTGTGTAATAATTACTTGGGATACCTCCATCAATACCATTTTCACCATTACAATCAATCTCACCATTAACAATAATATTTTTACAATGAATCCTTATTATTCCTCCACCATATCCGCCTCTACCATTTCCTGAAGAATTAGAGCTAGACCCACCTCCACCACCTGACCCCTTAAGATAAGATGATGAAAAATTATTTAACTCACTATCATTATATGCATAACCTCCTTCTGGTCTATTATTCGGAGAAGATCCAACTGTATATCCATTGCTACCATTTGTGCCATAAGCTCCACCTGCTCCACAACTTCTTGACGATGAATAACCAGAAGCATATCCACCTCCACCACCTCCACCATTTCTAGTCCACTGATCACTTGATCCACCTATTTCACTTACACCACAATATGCATGATATCTTCTTCCAGATCCACCAGCATGCCCCTTTCCTTTAGCTGTTAATATTCCACCAGTCTCAATAATATTCCACCAGTCTCAATTTCAAAAAGTCCCTGACACTTAATATCAAAATTACCACTCACCGTAATTGTATGACCATTTTTAATCTTAATTGATGCATAGTTTTTTTCACTTGACCATGTTGCATTTCCAGTACTCTCGAACACTCCATCAGATCCATCTCCCAAATCAGGTGATTGCATTCTTAAATATTGATTATTTACTGTATCTAATACTCCAATAAATTTGCCAATCATTGATCCCTCTTGATAGTTGTTTAATAAATTCTCTGTCATAGTCAAAGTATTACTGCTAATACTTTCAATAACTGCATTTTCAAATATTTCATATCCATCATAAACAATAACCATTTCACCAACACTAAACTTTAACCCATCACCAACAACAATGTCTTTTTGACCTGAACTGGCAACACTATCAACAAAATCTTTCATTTCATTAACCTGATCGCTTGATGTAAAATCATCTTGTAATATTCCTGTTAATTTTAATATCGGCATAAATTTATCTATAATAATAAGCTGTAACGCTGAAATTTCTGCTTGTACTGTTCCAGCTTGATCCACAAGTTTGAGTACAAGTTAAAACATCACCAGAAATAGAACTAGCTACTTGACTCCAAAAACTCTCACTATCAACCCCAGGCTGTTGTTTTAAAGTTTGGCTAGTTATTCCCTCCCGAGCTAACAATACTTGCCCATTCCAATTCCAAGCACTAACTGAATGAGATATTTTTAAAATAATAAAATTACAATCAGCTGGAATTGTGCCTGTATCCCTGCACACCGTTGATGAGCTTGATTGACTATCGCTTAAACTTTCTGAACCTATAAACTCCCAATGAGCTGATCTGTTTAATGAAATAACATTTTGAGCCAAATTTCTAATAGCCTTCATTATGTTATTAATTTCAAAAGCAAATAATTTATTTTGTCCTTCTTTTTTGTCTAAACTCATAACTTCTATATTTTGAAATATTCTTTTTATTATTCTTTAAAAACAATGCTGGCTTATTTTTTTCATCAAACACTTCCTTCCTCTCTCCATACTCTGCTTCTTTAATATCATGTTGTAAGCCAATACGACTAACTAAATCATAAGCCTCTAACTTATCTTCTACTTCAATTTTAATTTTTAAAATCATACGCTTATAAATGTATATTTCTGACTAATTACTAAAACTGTATTATTATCTTTAACCCAATTGATTCCTGTGATATGCGACCATAGCTTGCCAGTGTTTGAATTAGCATCTCCATCAATCACATTTCCAAATTCTGTATAAGTCCCTGCACATTCAGTTTCAGTAAAAAAAGCAGTTAATAAAACTACATTTGAATTATCAGTTCCACTGGCCATGTCATTGCGATATACCTCGTTTATTAATTGAACATCACTTGCTCCAGCACTACCTGACCCATCACCTAGTAGTGCTTTGTTAATATAACCACTATATGTTGTGTCTCCTACTAATCTCTTTATCAAGGCATTAAATCCATCATTACAAATAACATTGAATCGTCTTTTTTCCTGAACTAAATCTCCCAAGATATAAAAATTCATTATTCTTGGAAATAGCGATCTTAATTTTTGAATGACTTTATTAAAAGCTCTTTCTTTTGCATTCAACTTTGACTGATCATAAAATTTAGCAGTGATGTCACCGACTGCATGTGCGTTTTCTGTTGTGTGTTTTTTTATTATCATATTTTTAACTTAACTCCCCTGTGTCTAAACAAAATTCTCTTTCAGGATCAGAATGTCCTGACGGTTGATATGGTGCTAAAACAAATATTGGTCTAACACCTGCACCAAATGGGTCTTTCTCGATTGATTCACTTACCTCAATATTCTTAAAATCTTCCATTTCTGCAACTACCCCAATTTCCTCCTTAACCTCAACATCCTGATAATCAAGATAGTATTTTTTCAAAACTGCGTTCTCATTCAAGGTGACTTTTTTATTTTCTCCAACCAATAAACTTTGCAAAAATGCAATCATCCCTAAAGTTTTAAGTGTAGCCAATTCAACTGTCCATTCTCCTTCAGTAGCTGTAAACATCTTGAGACTAACTCTCATTATTAAAAAATTCTCGTTTATATTCCTTGTTGTTAAATTAATACTAATCGTTTGTCCTGAACTTAAACCACTAACATATGTTCTAAATCCTCCCTCTCTTATTGTATTGGCATAAGTTGATAATTGAGCTTCACCATATTGCTTCGCCTCATTTGCTGTTTTTATACTTTTATCAATTTTTTTAAATTCAAACCTCCCATACTTAGATATACTGGCATTATCCTCAACCTGTGCCATGATCGGGATTAAATAATATCCACTAATTTCAATTGAATCACCACTAGCTGGAGGATTTACAAACCTGACATATTTCTCGTTATAGCTCCACAGACAATCATAGTCATCATCATTATTTAAGAACTCAACCCCTACTGTCACACCTATGCTATTTACTAAAACTGTTGGCTTTTTAGAAAATTTATAATCAGTAGCAAAACTCTTTTGATTACCGTCTCCGTTATGTGTTTTAGTGCGTTCATTATCAGAAGTAATTTCACCACCCTCAATGACTACTACATTCCTAAGCTGACTTAAATCATTCTCAATGCTCAAGCTATCCCTGATATATTTTTCACTTCCATCTATAATATTAAATGGTGCTGGTTCATCGTTTTTGGCAAAAAAATGAATATCATTGTTATAGTCGATATACCAACTATAATTAAATAATTCACATAACTCACTCAAACACTTACTAACACTCAAATTATTAAACACAACTACCGTAACCTCTAAATCACAATTAACATTGTTATAAGTAATTCCTGTACCTGCTAAATAATTATCAACAATATATGAAATAATTTCATTAACTGTTTTATCTTCAAATCTCTCAATTACTAATATTCTATCTAAATCCAAAGTGTAATCCTTTGTTTCAATCTCATAATAAATCACATCACCTTCTGCATAGTTTGCAACCCTGATAATCTTTCCAGCAAATATTTTTTCCACTCCATCAAATACTTCTACAATGTCACTGATTTCTGGTTTATAGCTTTGCCCCTCAAAAACCTTGATTGTGAAATTACATAAATTGGGCTGTTCATTGATATTATCTTCAATCCCAAAACTCTCCCAATCAACCAAATTTGTTTTTTCTTCATTATTTATTTTTACAACTATATTCATATCAACCAAGTAAATTACTTGTTTTTAATTTCCTGATCATTAAGTCACCAATCCTCTCCGCTCCTTTTCTATCCATTATCGTATTACCTGAAATATTTACATTAATTACAGTTCCTCTACCACCTAATCTACCATTTGGAATAATATTGCCATTTGCATTCGGTACAAACAATTCAGGCCCCTGTTCTCCAACCAGATATGCCTTACTAGGACTTACAAAGCCACCACCTGCCCTTGCTCCGCCAAACCCTAAAGCATTGCCAATCGCACTTTTTGCACCCTGCACTATATTTAATCTTTTAATGCTACTAATAAGTTTATCTATCCATCCGACTACTTTTGATATTGAAGTAGTTGTTGCATCCCAAGTATCCTTGAACTTTTCAATGCCAGCATTTGCTACCTCCATTATATTTGCCAATGTCTGAATCAATACAATCAAACTAACTTCCAGTATTTTAACTACAGCAATTAAGGCACCAAGCAATATAACTCCAATAATCTTTGCAAATATCTCTAAAAATGGCATAAGTGGTTGTAATGCCTCCCATAATTTTTGCAATTCAGGAAGTAGATTCTCCCTAAAAACTAAAGCGATATTTTCCCAAGAAGTTCTAAATATTGTAAGTAGCCCCTTGTATTCACTCACAATATCAATTCCAACTTTTACAATATCAACAAAACTCTTAGAAATATCAATAACTGTTTTGATTGTTGTTTTTAAAACTTCAAATGCTTTTAATAAGATTTGACCAATTATATCTGCTGTTGCTTTTAGCTGTGGGTTAATTTCATTCTCTTCAGTAAATGCCCATGCCCTAAAACTTTTAATTGATTTATAAACATACTCAATCATCGGCTTTATAGCATTATCAAGCATATCTCCCAGTATCAGCTTTAAACTAACTATTCCATCTTTTACTGAATTAGACATTTTATACCAACTCCCCATCGCCTCTGTATATGATCCCTCCATTCTCGTTGCTTCACCAATTATAGCGTTATACATTGCATGTGTTTTTTGAGCATAAGTTAATTCACTGGTTTTAATACCTAACTGTGATGATGCATCTTTATAAACTTTAACCAAATTCATCTCAATGCCATATTCACTTAAAAGCTCTGGTCGAAGTTTTACTACAGCTTGCATCATAGCTTTAATTGCATCATTTGAATTTTTATTTGAAGCAGCTGCAACATCTCTACCCCTAGCCACAATCTCCAAGGCTTGCTTTTCACTCATATTGGTCATAATGGCAGTCTTGGTTAATTCAATTGAAGTCAACATATCCTTATTTTCATCCCTGATACTTTTCACTAAGCTATCAATCTGTTTTTTTGTCCAACTATTATTTTCACCCAATTTATATATAACCGCCTTTGATTGTCCAAGCTGACCAGTTAAGCTAATGCTCTCTTTAATAAGCCCAGACAAACCACTTGCCAATTTACTAACCGTGCCGACAATAGCTCCATAGGCTAAATTACCAACCGTCACTGCCTTGGCCATAGAACCAAAAGAACTTGATGTTTGTTTAACATCATTACTCATGCCATTTAATGCCTTACTAACTTTTTTCATCTCTGAACTGGCATTGTCAACAGCTTTTAAAACGATTTGTAACTCTTTATTATTTGCCATCTTGTTTTTTATTTCTTTCGGCTATGTAAATTAAAACCTCATTTATAAACTCCCACCTCTGCTTCATAAACTCTTGCTCGGTCCAGCCCAATTCAGCGCAGAAAAAAGCTCTTGTAGCCTTAAAACTAACATCGCCAAACCGCACAAATCGGGCTATTTCATATCTTGCGGATTGGCTTTTGCTAAAAAATCTTTAACAAAACTTAAGCTCTCTTGTATAAATTTAATATCATCAATAGTAAGCAAATTTATATTCTCAACAGTTATAGGTAGTTTTTGATCTCCATCATCAGTTGCATCCCAATCTTCAATAATTCTAGAAAGCAAAACTAATATCTGTTTAATCTCGCTTTCCTCTTTCTCAATTTTTTCTATATCCTGAGCTAGGATTCCATCTCGAACTTTAACTAGAATCCCACTTTTAGGAAGTTTAATATTTTTTAATTCTCTTGAATCTTTAAGTATTGGCATATTTTTAATAGCTAGTTTCTTCATTAGTTAATACCGCAACAATGCTCTTAGCATCACTACTTGAATAAAAGGCTTTAAAGCCGACCGTCACTTTAGCAATTTCATTATTGTCTCCAGCAATTAATGGCTCTCTAAATTTTATTTTAGCTAAATCAATAACTAATTTAGGATTTGAGCTTAATCCAATAGTATTGGCAGTATTTACAATTTCCAATCTCATTGCTTTCTTGTCGCCATTTAAAGCATAGTTCATCAAATCAATATTCTTAAAAAGCATCTCAATATTACCCTCAATTATTAATTGCTTATTGAGAAAATCATTCGGCTCAACACTCCCAAGCTTATCATCGTCCTCAATATTTTTGTTTATACTTATCTCTACACTTTGCACATCAACTGAACTAGCTCCTGCAATACCTGACAAATCATCTGCAATCTTTACATTAATATCTTTACCAAGAAAATAATTCTCCGTGATATATGCTGGTGTATTAGTAGCTGGTACGCCTGATTTACCTTTTAATGCTATTTCAAACTTAAGATAGTCCTTAGCAACTGCATTCAATTTAAATGTTTCAATTACTGAATTAGCATAAGCCTTTTGTTCGTTATCACCCCTTTTAACCTCAACTGATAATGTGGGATGTTTAGCAGATTGCAACACCTCAAAACTATGATTATAAACTCCAGAATCAGCTGATTCTTCACTTGTTACTTGACCAAGAGTAGCTAACATTATGAGTCCAAAGCTTTTATCAAACACTTCACCAGCAACAGTGCCACCACTCATCTTTTTACTTATTTCCTGATCCTCACTATCCTCGATTACTCCCACTGCTCGTTCTGAAACTGCAACTTCAATTTTATCGTTTATATCTTCAGATAAGGGCTTAAGCCAATAAGCCGGGGCAACAATAGTTCCTCTTGTTGTTTCTCGACCAATACCTATATTAAATTTTCTTTTTAATGTTTCTGTCATATAATTTTATTTATTATTTAGTTTTTTAAATTGCTCATCAGCCTCCTTTTTTGATTTAGCCTTGATTGTAACTTTACCGGGATAATTATATTCAAGTTCTTGTTTAGTGTCCGAATTCTTCAGACGCTTTTCTTCCTGATTTTGAGGATTAACACTTTTATCCTCAATTTGTGATTTTTTTATAGACATAATTTTTATGTTAATTGTTTAAGTTTTATACAAATTATTTCCATCTCCAACACCCTCATCAAAAGTTCTCTATCCTCCCAAGTGAAACTACTTGCTACCTGAACATCATCGCACACGCCACCAAGAGTATCATCATTATCAAACATATCATCAATTACTTCTGATAGATTTATAAGCAAGTTTTCTCCATTCTCTTGCCCTCTTGAGTTTTCGTTTATCTCCTGAAGTATCTGTAATTTAAATTTATAAATCTTTTTTATTGTCTTCACGCTTTCTCTGACCTTTTCATTTTCACTTCCCAAAATGATTGCAACTGGATATTTAGTAAAATGACCTTTGTTATATTTATAAACTTCCTTTAAATCCTCTATGGTTTTCAATTTATTATAAATGGCATTTAAAATATTATTTCTCATATTCTTTTGATTATTTTTTCAAGTACTTCAACAAATATCTTTCTCACTTTAATGTTTGTCATATTTACTGTTCTATCTACAAAAGGGTTAGCCTTTGTTCCTTTTTTCATTATTGATTTCTGCACAGCATAAGGGTTAAGTCCTTTTTTGATTGCCCAAATTCTAAGTGGTGATCTAGGATTTTTGACAGATACATAATGTGGTCTCGTCCCTTCATGAACTGATATTGCATACTTCTTCTTCGGCACAATTATTATGCTATTTCTCATCAACCTCATTCCAATACTCTGCCTCAAATGATTAGTCACACCAATTGGCACTTCTCTTTTTTCCGTACCAACAATTAATTTTCCTGACTTTAATAAACCTTTATTTATTTCTTGATTAGCAACCACTGGATACATTCTAAAAACTTCCCTGATCTCATTTAAATTTTCAATTTCGATTTCAAACGGCATATTAATTATTTGGTTTTATAACTATTGCCTCAATCCTTTCTAAGGCTCTTCCTTTGTACTTTCTTAATTTACTAACAATATATATCTCTCCTTCATATTCGATCTTGTCTGTTGCTTGTATATCCGAATAATCATCAGCAAACAGCTTATACATCTCCGCTGGATTCCCCTCACTCATCATTAAATCCTCGGCTTTAATCGGAAATACAGCTCCATATATATCTCTAACTCTCTCGTATTCTTCCGTTTTATTGTCATCACTACTTACTAGTCTATAAACAAATACTTTTCTAAAAGCAAACCTCATATACTATACTTCTTAAATTTTGATAATATTGATGCAATATCCTGCGACAAATAATTTTCCCAAGTAACACTTGCATCTCCTAAATTTTCCATTTTAATTCCGTCGCTTCTTCTTTTATTCCATAACTTTCCTACTATTTTCAATATTGCCAATTTTAAATTATCTGGGATATTTTTATTTGTGAATCCTACCTTATAAACAACTTTATAATTCTGATCTCCATATCTCACGTAATTCAGCTTTACAACACCTTCATCGTCATAAAAGATATAATCATTATCAGGAATAGTTAACCAATCATCACCACTTTTATATTGAATGACTAAATCTTGTATATTCAAATTATCAGATAAATATATATTGTTTTCTATCTCATCTCCATCAAAATATTCTTCGATTTGAGTCTCTTCAATTTTATTATCTACCATCACTTCAATCCATTTGATTGCACCTGAAATCAAAAGACCGATTGTATCATCAAAATCGTTAGTGTTTAAACTTGTATATATTTTAAAATCTTCTTTGCTTACAATCATAAATTTTATAAAATCTTAATTCCTGACTCTGCAAATATTAGAATCAGGCATTAACATTCTATGCTTTTTCACAAACCTCCATCTCAATAAGTTTTTTAGCTTCGTCTTTTCCTAATCCTGCCTTCTCTCCTTTGATATATGGGGTGTAACTTCTCTTAAACCTAACTACAACTAAATTATTTTTCTTTGTTTTAGGTTTATTGTCTTTCTTATCTTCTTCTTTTCCAGCATTATCATTGCCAGAATTATTTTGTGTGTTTTCTTTTGCCATAAAATTATTCTTATTTTATTAAATTAATTTACCGTTTTCTCTCCGTCTATGATTTTGACGAACAAGCCTCCCCATGCAAGGACATGCTCATCAAAACCATAGACGGAGAATACAGCGACAAACTATTTTACGCCTGTTAGCTTTTTACCAGCATCAGGTAGTGTAAATACTCCATCAACAGCTTCAGCAACAACCAACTCAGTTTGAAGCTTACTTAAAATCTTGTCAGTATCAACAAACATCTGCTCACCATCTTTTATCCAGTAATACCAAGGGTCGAAGAAAAGAATTTCAGTCTCATCCCCACCAACGCCAAGATTGGCTGGTATATCAGCACTTTCATACACTGGTCTATTGAAAATCGTTTGATCTCTAATATCAAAGATCGGCATACCATTTTGATCAACTAAAGATCTAAGCAATTTCATACCAGCTGAAGAAGTCATAAATGCACCTTTCTCTCTATACTGCTCTGGTAATTCATAAAACAAATTAACCAAGTCCTTATAAGCAAATCCTGCATCGGCTTGAGCAATTTCGGTAAACCCAGCTCCTCTAATCCCTGTTGGCTTACCTGCACCATCACCAGCTACAAAAGCAGTTTCCTCGGTATCTCTTAATTTTCTTGAGCATAACTCTGAAATATAGCTAACTATATTAAATGCTGAAGTATTAAGTAAACGTCTTGGAATAAGAACTCTCGCAGTTAAATAATTATCTGTAAGATTTTTCTTATCAACTGTTGGATTAGATTGAACGATGGTATCATTATCATCAACCCAATATGCAGTAACGCCTGTCCCTTCTGTTGGCAATTGAAATATACCACTCAATTTGAATGTATAAGCCAATTTTCTAATTCTTGAGATTTTATCTTTTTTAGTAAGAATAAAATCAGCTAACTCTGTAGGAACTGTATATCCAAAAGAAGCATTATCAGAATTAATAGCCTTTTCTTCAAGATTTCCTGAACAGAAATCACGAACAAACTTCGCTGCTTTTTCAACTTTCTCTTCTTCGGTTACTCCTTTGCTCTCTTTGATTCCCTTTTGAATATCTTTTAAAATATCCTTTCTCAAATCTTCAATAATACTTTGAGCACCTTTTGAGATCATCCCTTCTAACTCCTTGATTGAAATTACATCAACCTGAGAATTTGTATCTTGTTTTTTATTTTTGTCCATAACTTTTATTTATTTAGTAATTCGCAGTAAATACTCTGCGCCTTTATCTATTTGTTTAACAACTTGCCTAATGCGGAGTACTTTTTTAACCACACTAGAATCGACCTTTTCCCCCTTTTGATCTGCCAGGGATTTTAAATATTTAATATATTTATTGCTTAATTCAATTCTTTTAATTGTCCCATCGTTAAAATATATTTTTACTCTCTTCTTTTTACAATCAATATCAACATAATTTATCTTTTCTTCTTTTTCAGTCTTCACATCAATAACTTGTGTTTCTGGATTAGCTCCAGCTAATACGGGCGACCATTCATATAACTTTACTTTCTTAATAATCCTGTTGTCATTCTCATCCCACTCAAAATCAAGAACTTTAAAGCCAATACTAAACTCATCGATTATGCCAAACTTGATATCACTATATGCTTCCTTACCTCTCTGTGTTTCTAAATTAAATTGAGCACGAATAAACAAACCTCTTTCATCTTCTTCGGCTTTTAATGTTTTAGCAATTGGCAAATTCCAATCATGCATCCAAACACCTTTTGGAAGTTTAGCTTTTAAACTTTCCTTGAATGCTCCCTGCTTGATAATGTCTCCATCCAAATCTATATTATTAAAAATAGAAACATAAGCCTCAACTATTCCCAAGTCTTTCTCTCCTTTTTTTTCAAGCGTTTTAATATCAGCCTTAACCTTTATTCTTAATATTTTCTTTTTTATATCTGAATTGTTTTTATTGTTTTCTTTTTTAGTCATACTTATGAAGTTATTTATTAAATAGGAGTAAAATCACACATACAATTTGGATGTACTGGTATTTCTCCTTTAATGCTTTTTATATCCCACTCTTCTGTTGATTTGCCTTTGCAAATAGCACAAGCATCAGGTGATAATAACCACTCAACGCTTGATACACCATATTGCTCATAAGCTGATCGATGACCTTCTGTTACTCCTCTAGCTGACTCTGTTCTAGCTATCATCTCCGCCCTGTAGTTTTTAGCAAATTCAAATATATTCTCAACTCTTGTTCTTAACATTTCCAAATCTTCTCCTTCTGTAATTCCTGCCTGCATAGTCTTATTAAATTTGCCAATAGTCTCGTCCGTTATCTTTTCTCCAATTTCCAAACTAACTTTATCTAACCATTCACGCATAAACTCTTTATCCAAAACAAAATCCTCTCCCAATATCTCACTTGCTCCCACAACACCCTCATCAAATGTAATTTCATAAAGTGGCTTAATTACTTCAATTACGGCTGACAATTCATTATTCCTATTAATTCCAACTTGATCAGACATTTCTTTTTTAAATGTATTATTAACTGCATTTAAAAATCTTTTCTCTTGATATCTAAAAAATCTTTCTAGTTGCTCCTGCCACACTTCCATCATCCTTTTTTTAATTCTTAAACTAGTCTTATTTTTTTTGGTTTTAATCTGCTTCTTGTTTCTAACTATTTTTACAACTCTATCTTTATTATTTATTGCTGAAATAATATTTGATTTAAATTTATCAGCTATTTTTCTCTTGCTTAGATTTCTATTTTTAATTCTTTTAGTAATATATTTCTGCATCTTCAAACTAATCCCATTATCTTTTTTCTTTTTCAATTTAATATAATCCCCTTTAATCTCTACATTCTTTTTATTGCCACCAATCATCGGCATGCTTGAAAGTGGAAGATAAATATAATCTCCTCCCTGCACTGCCTCAAGTCCTTCCATTTCTCTCACTTCATTGGTAGTCATCCACTTATTCCATCCTTCACTTCTCCTCTTAAGTTCAATCTCCTTATCCTCTTTGGCTAAAGGCTCAAAACCAAGCCATAAATTATCACCAAACATCGGCACTAAAAATTCATTTAACTGCTCAATTATTTCAGTTGCCATTGGCTCTAAAGTCCTCTTGCAAAATGTATATTCAGCAGTTTCAGCACTAGCACGATTAACATCTTTAGACATTCCGAGAACAGATAATGGAACGCCAAAAACCATTAATATCTCATCTCTGTTCATTTTTCTGCTTTCAATGAAATCCAAATCCTTTGGTGGTAATGTCATCGGCTTAAATTTAACTCCACCCTGTAACAAAGGAACTTCATATGAATTTTCATAACCCTGATATTTTG